CTGCTGGTTATTATAAAGACCCTTCACTACTATGGTTAATCTTCTTAGCAAACGATATTGTGGATCCATATTACGAGTGGCCATTAACACAAGAACAGTTTAGAAGACATTTGATTGCTAAGTATGGATCCGTTGAAGCAGCTCAAAGTAAAATTCTTCACTATAAGCACAAAACAAACGGAACAATAATTTCAACAGATACGTATACGCTAAATGGAACGTTTGGTAAAATACAAGCGTCACAATACACGCCAGTCTATGCATATACGTTTGAAGATGAAGCTAATGATGCAAAGAGACAAATTAAACTTGTTGATTACAGGCTTGCGTCACAAGCAGCTAAACAATTGAAGAGCGCAATGAACACATAATGACTTACATACCAAAAAGTTATAAAATTGAAGAAGTAATATTCAAGCATGCAAAAGGAGAGCTTGACGTTACTGCTGGATTTACAAAAATAGAAATTGAAGAAGACATATATTCTGATTCATTGAAATCTAAAATGATTGTTCCAGACGTTGGGGATGCTTTTAATAAAGTGGACTTCGATGGCACAGAAACATACGAATTAACTTTTGAAAGTCCTGGCGACAAACAAGTAAGCATAGTATTCCAAGTATACAAAATTGAAGTAACACCAGATCCAAATTATGGGTATGGCAAAATATATGAAATGTTTGGCGTAACACCAGAACATTATACACAATCAACTATGGACGTTAGCAAGGGATACGTATCACAAATAGACTCAGCAGTTAAAGATGTGTTTGGAATGATTGGTAGTAGTAGACCATTAAGTGTTCATCCTACTAACGGCGTAGATAGATTTGTAATACCTGGAATGACACCTTACGAAACAATGGTGTTCTTAGCTAGAAGAGCAATGAACGCAACTTTTACCTCAAGCCTGTTTACTTTTTATGAAAGTTTAGATGGATTTAATTTTCATAACATAGAACAACTTATTAAAGAAAACAAAGACTCACCTATTGAATACATTTTTTCACCAGATACAAAAGTAGAAAAGGGCGATCCTAAAGCACAGTTTTACATAGAGCAGTTGACAATTGACGCAAACAAGGATATAATGTCAAGGATTAAATCAGGTTCTTATGCAAATCAATGTAAAGAAATAGACCTTATTAATCAAACTGTCCACACGTTTGGCGTATTAGTAAAAGATAACTTTGGTGATTTTGTGCATCTTGATAAGACCGGTGATGCAATGACGTTTGATAGCAAAGCAATGATTGATAGGCATCTCAATATTAATAACAGTACTAAATGGGTTAATAAAACTATTGGCGATCCTATGTTTGATAATAACTTTGGTAAAATGATTCCTAGACGTAGATTCTATATGGACTCTTTGAACGGAGTGCAAATGAGATTGCTTGTGCCAGGTAATTCAAACATGACGGTCGGCAAAGTAATTGATCTCAATATGTTAGAAACAACAGCCAATACAGAAACAAAAGAACAAGAACAAAAAGTATCTGGAAACTATCTAGTTACAAGAGTTTTTCATATGATTGATAGAAAAGAATATAACATGGTTATGGTATTAAATAAAGAAAGCTATAGGGCAAATATTGATGACCCTAGTAAGAACGTGGTGGCATAATGGATAGTGGATCAAAAAGTTTTACAAACATGCGACATTTTGTCGGCGTCGTTGAGGACAGGAACGATCCTATGTTCCTTGGAAGACTCAAGGTTAGGATTTATAGTGTCCATACAGACGACAAAGGATTATTGCCAACAGAGAAACTGCCTTGGGCGTTAGTATTACAGCCTATTACATCGCCAGCAATTAGTGGAATAGGTAGATCTCCGACAGGCGTTGTAGAAGGCACATGGGTATTTGGCATCTTTTTAGATGAGGGCGAATACCAACAGCCTTTAGTTATGGGATCGCTAGCAGGTAATCCTAGCGAGGAGCCAAATCCTGGAAAAGGATTTCATGATCCAAATGGAGTTTATCCAAAAGATGATCCAGGCTTATCATCTTTATACGAGAGCTCTGTTGATAGACATGCAAGAGGCGAAGATGCTGAATCGCATGATTTGCTAATTGAAAAAAGAAAGAATAAAGATGAGTTTGGTGTAGTAGAAAGTGCAAAGGGATCTAAAATAGAATCTGTTCTTGCAAACAAAGATGACAAGTATTACGAACCAACTGCTTGGAAAGAACCACATCCAAGATTTGGTGGACAGGACGATGATTATCCTGAGGACCATATCCAATCAGCATATCCATTAAATCACACTTGGTACACTGAAGGCGGACATTTATTTGAAGTAGATGATACACCAGATGGCGAAAGAATACATATGCTACATTCGTCTGGAACCTTACAAGAAATACAGCCAGACGGCAATAGAGTAACTAAAATTAATGGAACCGACTATGAGATAACCCTCAAGGACAAAGATGTTTATATTAGAGGCAATGTAAACGTTACGATTGACGGTGACGCAAGATTACTAATCAAAGGCGACAAGGTAGAAGAAATAGGAGGCAATTATTTCTTAACTGTTGTTGGAGATTATGTTAAGAAAGTTCAAGGTAATGAAGCCAAAGAAATTATATCAGACAAGTCGACACAAATAAATGGAAACAAGAGAGAAAGAGTTTCAAAAAATAAAGATGAGATTACTGTCGGCAACTTTACAGAATCTATAGGCGGCAAGCATGATGAAACTATCAATAAAGAAGAGACAGTAACTAACTTAGACTCATCAAAAAGAACTTGTGCAAATAATGTAACGTGGTTAGTTGCAGAGAACATTGATATTGGTGCTGGTAATAACGTTGCTATTGCAGCGGCTGAGAAAATGACGATCAAGAGTATTAATGATATGAAGATCGAAACAGAAAACAACCAATTGATTAATGTAGTTAAAACTCAAACAATTACAGCAAATACTCAGGACATTGATGCTTCTACTGGTACTATTGATTATAATAATGGTTCAATAGACGTAGTATCTGGTAACATTACTGACACTACTGTTACATTGCATACTCATACACATCAAACAACATCGATGGATACTGGAGATGGATCTAATGCGGGAAGTAAAAATACTTCTGACTCGCCCGATCCTAACACATAGGAGTAATATATGGCATGTGGAATACCAGAAGCAGCAACAGCTCTAAATGATCAGATAGATTCCGTTAAAGGAGAAATCAATGGACTAATAGCAGACGCCAATGAAGGCATTGCCAGTGCTGTGACAGGTCTTAAAGATAAAATCAAAGGAACTATAACTGATGCAATGCAAAGCAAGTTAGACGAGATTGCACCTGAGCTGCCTGTTCCTCAAGCTAACCTACAAGATACAATGAATGAAATGATGGCGGCAGCAGATGATCCAAAAAAGTTTTTAGAGTCTTTTAATAGCATTCAAGACAATTTTCCAGGATTAGATGTAAATGGAATTCTAGCATCAGCAGGAATTGATGCAGATAAAATGAATAACCTTGCTGGCAAAGTTACTGATTTACTTAATACAGATTTGTCATCTCCAGAAAGTATACTAGGAGCAGTCGGCGGTTTTGAATTACCATTTAGTGGCGGTCAGTCTATTGAGGGTGCATTAAACGATATATGTCAGAAGGTGCCTAATATTGAAAAAGATGCTTTAGGAAACATAATTAAAAAAGGTGTTCCTTCTACATTGCCAACTGTAGACGCAGCAGTAGCAGCTGCATTACCTGAAAAGAAAACAGGAGCAGAACCAGCTCCACCAAAACACAATGCTCCATTAAACTCATCTGCTACTGTAAAGACAAGAGAAAAGGGACAAACCAAAGAACAAAAACTAACGTTTAACCAGATTGTAAAAGATAAAAATTTACGTCAACGAAATGAGCTCACTCCTTTAAGAAAAGAATTGTTTGCTCTCAAAGAACAAATTCAAGCAGCTAAGGATGCGCAACAACCAGTAGACGCTCAATTAGTTGCTGAAAAGAACGCTGTGTTGTATACTAGGATTACTGTAGACCTTGATATAACAGCTGAATCAAGGAAGAAGTATTGGGATAATAAAGTGCTTTCAAGTATGGATACAGCTCCAACGCCTCCCAAAATTCCTGATGCAGAGGTCAAAGAGTTTACTAAAGGATTTCCTTCTTACGAATCACAAATTAGAGCTTTACAATTCATAGAGATAGTTTAAAAGGATTAATAAATAAACTTATGAGTACTTTTTCTGACTTCAACACCAGCCTTGCTGTTCACCCAGTGAAGAGAGACTTGTCGCTAAAAACTGACGTAGCGGCTGTGAAGCAGTCAGTAAGAAATTTAATATTAACTAACCGAGGCGAAAGATTAATGCAGCCTAGTGTTGGTTCTAAAATAAGATCGCTGTTGTTTGAAAACTTTACACCAACCACTGTTAGGTTAATCAAGCAATACATAACGGAGACAATAGACAATCATGAACCAAGGGCGTCTATAATTGACATTGATGTCAGTGCAGACGATGATAACAACCTACTGCTAGTGTCGTTGAAATTTATGGTAATAAATAATGATGAGCCCGCGTTGCTAGATTTACAAATAGAGAGAATAGGATAATGGCAAATACATCACTTTCAGTAGCTAATATTAATTTTGAAGATATTAAATCAGATCTTCAAACTTTCTTGCAGACGCAATCTGCACTAAAGGATTATGATTTTACAGGATCCAATTTAAACGTATTGCTGGACGTTCTTTCCTATAACACGTTCATGCAGAACTTCTACCTTAACATGGTAGCAAATGAATCGTTTCTTAATAGTGCTGTATTAAGGGATAGCATTGTCTCTCACGCAAAAACATTAAACTACTTGCCTTCGTCATACGCAAGTGCAAAAGCTGTTGTAGATATTTCAATTTATCCAAATGACACACCAGCACAAATTACCATACCTAAACACACAGAATTCACCACATCTGTAGAATCAAACTCTTATATTTTTACAACAGACGAGTCTATAACAATATCAGCTGATGCAAATGGAAACTACATTGCAAGCAATGTAGAAATATTTGAAGGAAATATTATTACTGAATTGTTTACAGTATCCACTTCTAACACCGATCAAAGATTTGTGTTAAGTAATCCAGACGTAGATGTCAATAGTTTAACTGTTAAAGTCGTTGCGTCAGCATCTGACACATCTAATTCACAGTGGACGAGAAACCTTAATACTATTGGAATTGATGGAACTACTAACACATACTTTGTAGTACCGGCTGAAAATGGCAAGTATGAAGTACAGTTTGGTGACGGTATTCTAGGAAGACCAGTAGAAAACGGAAATATTATTGAAGCAATTTATAGAAGATCTGATGCTGATGGACCAAACAGCGCAAACAATTTTGCATTATCTGGTAATATACAAGGGTACAGCAATGTAGTAATATTTACTAGATCCTCTGCTCAAGGTGGCAGTGTTGCAGAGACTCTTGACTCAATTAAAAAGAATGCTTCTAGGTCCTTATCACTACAAGACAGAACTGT